CCCCCGCCGGCAGCCGCTGGTACGGGCCAGGGCGACGGCGGGCAGGCGGTTGCCCAGGCTGCCGTCGCCCAGGAACGCCAGCGCGTGTCCAACATCCGCGCGCTTTGCCGGCAGCACCGCATGGAAGACCGGTTCACCGATCAGCTGGTTGAGCAAGGCACTGGCCTGGATGACGCGCGTAACCAGATCCTGGATGCCCTGGCCCAGCGCCAGCAGCACCAGATGCCCGGCGGGCACGTCACCGTGGTCGGTCACGACGGCGAGGGGCTGCGCACCGCCATGGCCGCCGCGCTCATGAACCGGTTCGATCCGCGCAACCACCAGTTGCCCGACGAAGCCCGCGCCTATCGCGGGGCCACGCTGATGGATCTGGCCCGCAACGTGGTCGAGGCCGGCGGTGGCAGTGTGCACGGCATGAGCCGCATGGAGATCGCGGCCAAGGCACTGTCCACCAGCGATTTTCCCGCGCTGCTGGCCGACGTGGCGAACAAGACCCTGCGCCAGGGCTACGAAGCCGCGCCGCGCACCTTCCAGCCCTTCTGTCGTCTGACCACGGCCAGCGATTTCAAATACCTGAACCGCGCTCAGCTGGGCGAGGCGCCGGAGCTGGAGAAGGTGACCGAGTCCGGTGAGTTCCGCTACGGCAAGATGGGCGAGGACAACCAGCGCTACCGCCTGGAAACCTTCGGCAAGATCATCGGCCTGACCCGCCAGACCATCATCAACGATGATCTGGACGCGTTCAGCCGTGTGCCCCAGGCATTCGGCGCCAGCGCCGCCGAGGTGGAAAGCAACACCGTCTGGGGCCTGATCACCGGCAATGTGAAGATGTCCGACAACAAGGCTCTGTTCCATTCCGATCACAACAACGTTGGCACCGCTGCGCCGATCTCGGTGGAGAGCCTCACCGAAGCCCGCAAGAAGATGCGCCGCCAGATGGGACTCAAGGCTAAACGGCCGCTGAACCTCATGGCGGAGTTCCTCATCGTGCCGGCGGCACTGGAGACGGAAGCCCAGAAGATTCTCTCCGAGGTCCTCAGCGCCAAAAGCGCCGATGTGAACCCGTTCGCCGGCACGCTCACGCTGATCGTCGAGCCGCGCCTCGATGAACACAGCGAGACCACCTGGTACCTGTCAGCCGCCCCGTCGCGCATCGACACCATCGAATACGCCTACCTCGCCGGCGAGGAGGGTGTCTACATCGAAACCCGCGAGGGTTTCAACGTCGACGGCGTCGAGATCAAGGCGCGCCTGGACTTCGGCGCCGGTGTCATCGACCACCGTGGGCTGTTCAAGAACGCCGGCCAGTAACTCACCCCCCGCTTGGCCCAGCGCCCATGGAAGGGCGGGGCCATCCCTGATTCCCTGAACATGAGGTAAAGATCATGGCTGAGAACTTCCGGGCCCAAGGCCAGAACATGACCGTCGTCGCCACCGGCACGGTGACCAGCGGCTCCCTCCAGGTGGTGGGCGCCATGTTTGGTGTGGCACTCACCGATGCCGTCGCCGGCGAGGAATACGCCCTGCGTACCGGCGGCGTGTTCGACGATTTGCCCAAAGTCGAAGCGGATGAACCGGCCCAGGGCGACGCCGCCTACTGGACCGGCACCGCGATGACCACCGCGGCGGATGACGGCGGCTCGCCGGCCACCGAGTACCTGAAGGTGGGCGTGTTCGCCCAGCCGGCGGCCAACGGCGCCACCACCTGCGAGGTGCGGCTCAACGCCGCGTTCTGATCGGTGAGCCGGTTCGACCACCTCCAGGCGCTGAACGACAGCGCCAGCTTCCACCTGTACGGCGATCCGGCCCGCTTTGTTGCGGGCCCGCTTCTGCCGGACCGGGGAGAAGCGGTTACCGAGCACGCCATCCTGGACGAACAGGACGTGCTTGATGACCAGGGGGTGGTCGTTCAAACCCTCCAGCGCATCGAGTATCCGAAAGCGGCCTGGCCCTACTGGCGTCGCGCGGATCACATCGTCATGAACCCGGGGCAGGCCAACGAGCGCACCTGGCGCATCGAAGGCCTGCACCGGGACACCGGGCGCACGTTCATCGTGGAGGTCACCGAATGGCACGACGAATGAGTCGCGACGTGCAGATCCAGCTCGACGCGCTCTCGCAACTGGCCGGCTACGCCCGGGTGGGCACCCGCGAGTTGCTCGGCGAGGGCGTTAAGCAAGGCCGGGAGCAGGCCGTGCGGATCATCAGTGGCAGCCTCGCCCTGGAGCCGGGCTACGTGGCCCGCCACCTGCGCGTGGTGGCGCCGGTTCAGATCGGTGACACCCTGGAAGCCCGCGTCCAGGCCACGAGCCGGGGCGTGCTCCTCACGCGGTTCCCGCACACCACCCTGCGGCGAGCCAACCGCAGCAAAGCCGGCACCAAGCACGCCGGCGTCACCGGCGAGATCGTGCGCGGGCGGCGCTACCGGGAGCCCAAATTCTGGTACGTGCCCAACCTGCGCGGCAGTGGCGCCACCGGCATCGCCGTGCGCACCGGACGCGGCCGGAACGCCTACAAAGTGCTGCGCGGGCCCAGCGTCAGCCAGGCGTTCCAGCTCCACAGAGAAGACCTCTCCGAGGAGCTGCTGCGAGAAATCACCGCGCGGTTCAACCAGCGCATCCGCGCACTGTACAGCAAGACCGTGGGCACCGACCCCGAGCTGACATTCCTCTGAGGTAACCCATGGCCGAAGCAAAGCCCGTGCTCATCCTGGATGTCATCAAGGCCCGGCTGGCGCGCATCACCACCGCCAACGGCTACCACTCCGACGCCGGCGCCGACCAATACGAGGGCTATCTCGCCCAGGCCCTCGCGGAGGACGCGCGCAGCGCGTACCCGTTCATCGCTCTGCAACCCGGGGTCGATCAGCGGGTGGCGAAAACCTCCGGCGGCACACTCAAGCGCCGGGTGAATTTCCACCTGGTGGTGGTGGACCGCCTCGTGGAGGGCATCACCACCACGCTGCTGAACCACGCTGAGGACGTCATCCGCGCCGTCGCCGATAAGGACAACACCGAGTACTTCGATGGCCACGCCGTGAACTCCGAGGTGATGGACATCGACTACCAGATCCCGGAGATGGGCGGCGCGGTCGCGTGGGCCGCCGTCCAGATCGCCGCCGACTACACCCTCGACCTGAAACCCTGAACCCACCCGGCGCCCAGCGCCAAAGGAGACCATCATGTACAAAGACACCGGCCTGATCTTTGCCGGCGAGCTGTTCATGGGCCTGAGCACCGACGGCGCCCCGGGGGCCCTCAACGGCCCCATCAACGTGCCGTCCCTGCAGATCACCCCGCCCAGCTCCGAAGTCCGCAACCGCATCAGCAATCAGCCGGGCAACTACGGCCAGGCGCTGGACATCGTCAACGTGCCGGCGGATCCCACCCAGATCACCCTGCAGTTCGATTCGCTGCCCTCCGAACTCATGGCTGAGGCCCTGGGCGGCACCCTGGCGGACCACAGCGTCACCGGCGACAGCGTCACCGGCGAAACCCTGACCCTGGAGCAGGGCAAGTGGCTGAAGCTCGCGCACGCCAATATCGACATGTCGGCAGGGAATGAGCCCACCATCACGGACACCTCCACCACCACCGAGCTCACCGCCGGCACCGACTACAAGATCCACGCCAAAGCCGGGCTGATCATGGCGCTCACCGCCAGCGCGGCGGTGGAGGTCACCGCCGAATACAGCCACCTCGCTGAAAACGGCAAGCGGATCCTGGGCGGTACCGAGATTGAGAAGCCGCGCTACATCGAGCTCATCGGCAAAAACCTGGCCACCCAGCAAGAGGGCCGGCTCTACATCTGGGAAGGGCGGCTCAACGCCAACCAGGCCATGGACATGATGCAGAACGAGTTCGTCACCGGGCAGCTGGGCGGCCAGCTCCGTACGCCCCCGGGCAAAGACTCGCCCTTCGAGTTCATCACCCTCGATTAACCCTGACCCTCGCCCCGCACCATGCGGGGCTTTTTTTAATTCCCGGAGTCGGACCCCATGGCCCTGCGTGACGGCGTCGTTAACCTGATCCTGCGTGCGCGCAACCTGATCTCCAAACCCACCGAGGAGGCCACCGGCAGCATGTCCGGTCTCCAGGCCGAGGCGGACAAACTGGAGGAAACCCTCGACGATCTGGGCCGCCAAGAGCGCGCCATCAAGGGGTTCGACGACACCAAGAAAGCCGCCGAGGCCGCCACGGCGGAACTGGGCCGCACGGTCACGGAGTACGAGCGCCTGCGCACGCGCGGGCGCCAGGCCGGCGAAACCCAAGCGGAGTACTCCCTCGCGGTCAAGCAGGCGCGCACCGCCCAAAGCCTGGCCAACACGGAATACCGCCGGGCCCAACGCGAACTGGGCCGGCACACCCAGACGCTCAACCGCGCCGGCATCGAAACCGATGACCTGGCGGGCGCCGAGCAGCGCGTCCAGCGTGAACTCGAGGAAACCCGGCGCGAGCTGGACCGGGTCAATGACGAAACCGCCAAACACGCCGCGCGGCTGGACGCCGCGAGCAAAAGCGGGGGCCGGTTTTCCTCGGCCATGGGCGGCCTGCAAACCCGGCTGCTCGGTTTCGTCGCCGGCCTTGGGGTGCTGGAAAGCCTGCGGCGCGGTTTCATGGCCATCGTCAACACCGGCGGCGGCCTGGAGGACATCCGGCGGCGCCTGGACGGTGTGTTCGGTTCCGTGGAAGCCGGCGGCGAAGCGCTGCGCATCATTGATGAGATTGCCGAGCGCAACGCTCAAGGGCTGGATGAGACCGCAGAAGCCGCGCTGCGTCTCAAGTCGTTCGGCATCGACCCGCTCAATGGCGCCCTGCAAAGTCTGATCGACGTCAACGCCCGCTACGGCCGGGGCGCCCAGTCGCTGGAAACGGTCACCACCCAGCTCGGTCAGGCCTGGGCCAGCGGCCGCCTGCAGCTGGAGGAACTGAACAGCATTACCGATGCGGGCATCCCCATCCTTCGGGCCCTGGAAGAGGTCACCGGTCGCGCGGCGGGCCAGATTCGTGACATGGCCAGCGCCGGGGACCTGGGGCGCGACACGCTCCGGGAACTCATTGCCGAGCTGGGCGAGATGGCGGAGGGCGCCGGCGCGGGCCGGATCCGCACCCTGAATGGCCTGCGCAGCGCGCTGCGCAAGGAATTCAGGGACTTTTTCCGGGAGATCGGCCAAGCCGGCGTGCTGGATACCATCAAGGTTCGCCTGCAGGATCTGCTCGCCACCATGCGTGAGGCGGCCAGCGACGGCAGCCTGACCCGGTGGGCCCGGGACACCTCCGATTCCCTGCGCGGCATGCTGGAGGTATTTGAGCGTGTCGGCGCCGGCTTTGCGATCTTCTGGAACGGGATCACCGCTGCGTTCCGCACCGGCGCGGCGTCGCTCTTGGCCACCATAGGCACCGTCGCCTCGGGTCTTTCCAAGCTGGCCGGCTTTGCCGGCGCCGACGACTTGTCCCGCAGCATCCGCCAGTTTGCGGACAACGCCAAAGGCGCGGCAGGCGAGTTGGTGGATCAGATCGCCCAGGACGGCGAGGACATCCAGCGCCACTTCCGCACCGCCTTCCGGCAATCAGCCGATGAAGCCGAGAAGAGCGCGGATCGACAGAAAAAAGCCATTGATGAAACCGCCGCTGCCGCTGTAACCGCAGCCGATCGTGAGGTGGCCGCCACGCTTGAGATGGTCGCCAGAAAGCGCGTTTTGCGTCTTCAGGAACAACAGCAGGCGGCGGAAACAGCGGCGGAAATCACGCGGATCAGTTCAGAAATGGCGGAGGCCCAGGCCACGTTTTCCCGGGCGCGTAAGCGCCGTATGGAACTGGACGAAACCAGCCTGAAGCAGGCCACCGAAGAACGCTCTGAAGCCCAGATCCAGGCCAACCAGCAGGTCCAGGAAAGCCTCGACCAACTCGGCCTGGAGTACGACAAGCTGTCCGGCGTGCTCGAACGCCGTGCCATTAACAATTTCCAGCGGATCGTTGAGCAGATCGAGCTCAGCGGCCAGGAAGCCAAGGTCCAGTCCCGCATCGTGGCCGAGGCCTACACCGCGGCGTTCGACGAAATCGAAACTCGGGCAGGGCGTCTGGAAGCCGCCGAGCAGCTCAAGCAGGCCCTCACCGAGGGCCTGATCACCCAGAAAGACTACAACGCCGCCCTCAAGGAAACCGGCACCCAGGCCTCCGAAACCCTGGAGCGCCTACAACGCGCCATCCAGATCTACCAGGAGACCACCGCCCTCGCCACCAACGCCGAGAAAGAGAAGGCCCAGGCCGCCAAAGAAACCGGCGACGCCCTGGACGACCAGGCAGCGGCCGCCGAGGACGCCGCCGACAGCATGGACGCCGCCAGCCGGCGGGCGGTGGTGGCCGGGGCTGGCCTCACCGAAGCCGCCGAGAACATCCGCCAGGCGTTCTACCGCGTCAGCGAGGAAGCCGGGGCCCTCTATGACAACCTGCTCCGCGAGCAGACCCAGGGCCTGCTCTCCACCCGCAGCTACATGCAGGCCGTGGGCGACGTGGCCAGCGAGGTCAACGACCGGGTGGCCCGCGCCGAGCAGCGCTACCAGCGCGCCATGGCCGCCCAGAACGAGGACACCGGCCAGTTCATCACCCTCGCCAAGAGCGCCATCGCCAGCGGCAAGGTGCTCGGCGAGGAGCGCCTAAGCGGCCTGCGCAGCGCCCTGGCCAGCGCCAAGGCGCAGATGGAGGGGCTGGCCGACAGCGCCCGGGACACCGTCCAGGGCCTGCGCGACGAACTGCTGCAGCTCACCGGCACGGAGGACGAAATCCAGCGGCGCCAGTACGAACGCCGCCGGGCGGATCTGCGTCAGCAGCTCAACGACGCCAGCGCCGCCGGCGCCGGCGACGCCGTGGCCCAGTACCGCGAGGCCCTGCGCCTCAACGAGCAGGTCTACAACGCCCGCCGCGACCAGCAGCGCAACGAGCGCCTGCAGCGCGAGCAATCGGAGCGCGAACGCCCCACCCGGAAAACCGAGGTCGAGCTCAAGGCCCCCAGCGGCGAGAGCGTCACCGTGGAAACCGCCGAGGGCGATGACGCCCGGTTCCTGAAGATCCTCGAAGAAGCCGGCCTGCGGAGCGCCAGCCGATGACCCTGGACGACATCACCCTCGACAACATGGTCTGGACCAACGAGTTCGACGAAGCCCAGGTCGCCCAGGAACTCGCGCGCAGTGTGGCCGGCAACGCCATCCTCCATGAGCAACCCCTGCACCAGGGCCAGGCCATGCGCCTCACCGGGGCCTGGGTCACCCGCGCCACCGGTCAGGCGCTGCGCGGCAAGGAAGCCGTGGCCGGCGTCAGCTGGCCGCTCACCCTGGACGATGGCCGCCAGTTCGAGGTGGCGTTCGACCGCCGCAATGGCGCCGCCGTGGTCCTGCAGCCCGTGGGCGAGATGACCGAATACACGAGCACGCACCCCTACGCGCTCACCCTCAACCTGATCATCGTGGATACCGACGCATGAGTCTCAGCGCCAGCGACGTCAAGCTGTTCGAGAGCGAGCGGCTCACCGACACCGAGGACGGCGGCGGCCGCGCCACCGGCAACGAGGTGCAGCCCGGGCAGGTCAACAACCTGTTCGAGGACATCAGCCGGCTCGACCGCGCCACCGGCAACACCAGCCTGCGCAAGGTTTTCCTGGGGCTCAGCACCAACGACGCCGCGCCCTACCTCGGCAGCCACGTGGTGCTCACTAAATCCCCACAAGACCCCAACGTCTCGGTCACCCTGTTCGACACCGACAGCGAAGTGGACGAACGCCGCGACGCCCGCGACTTCCTGGAGAGCTACCTGGTCCCCGCCGGCACCGCCACCTGGCAACTGCTCGGCAACCAGCTGCAGGGCTCGCGCTCCCTGGTGGCGTTCCAGCCCCTGGTGATCAGCGACACCCCGCGCGTGGGCGAGACGTTCGTGCTGCAGGACCCGCAAACCGGCAACGAGCAGTACGTGCGTCTCAATGAGGTCACGGTGACCGAGTCGGTGTTCATCTACCAAAACGGCAACGCCTACGAGACGTTCAAGGGCTGGCGCCTGGAGATGGGCCTGGACACGCCCCTGCAGTTCGATTTCCCCAGCGGCGAAGCGCGCCCCGGGGGCGTGGTGGTCACCAGCAACACGCTCCTCACCGGCGGCGGCAGCCGGCAGATCAGCCAGGTGTTCACCACCGACGTTGCCGATGTGGCGCAGTACTACGGCGTCGCGCGGCTGACCCAGGCCCCCAGCGTCGGCGACCGCGAACTCAGCGTGGACACCGTGTTCAGCCAGTTGGTGCCCGTGGCCACCAACGAGATCCCGCTGGTGGACCGGCAGGCCGGCGGCAGCAACACCACCGTGGTGCGGGCCGGCCAGGGCACCGTCACCGAGAACGCCACCGGCCTGGACACCCAGAGCACCCTCTACACCCGCCGGCCCATCCGGCCCGGCAGCCTGGTGCTCAGCATCGCCGGCAGCACCTACCGCGACGACAGCGCCGGCGGGCTGACCCTGGTCTCCGGCGCCGGCGGCCAGCAGGACAGCATCGTTGACTACCTGAGCGGGCGCATCACCCTGGCCAACGCCCTCAGCGGCAGCGCCACCTGGACCTATGAGCCCGGCGCGGCGGTGCAGATGGCCTGCGACACCGGCGCCGTGATGATCGACGACACCAACCGGGGCCTGAACTACACCCTCAACCTGGCCGCGCTGCCGCCGCGCCCGGGCACCTTCGTGCTCGCCTACCGCGCCCTGGGCCGCTGGAACGAACTCCGCGACCGGGGCGACGGGGTGCTCACCGGCATCGGCACCGGCACCATCAATTTCCAGACCGGCTCCGTCCTCATCACCCTGAGCCGCCAGCCCGACGTGGACACGCCCCTGGTCTACCGCTACGCCAGCCAAGCCGGCGGCGAGTTCAAGGTGCGCGCCGGCACCGCCCAGTTCGCCGGCCCCGACCCGGAGCTCACCCTCAGCCTCGGCGCCGCCGTGGCGCCGGAGACGCTCACCCTCACCAACCAGAGCGGCACCGTGAACCTCACCGATGACGGCGCCGGGGCGCTCACCGGTACCGGCGGCACCGGCTCCGTGGTCTACGCCACGGGCCAAATCCGGATCCGCCCGGCGGCCGGCGTCACCGTCGGCACCCTCACGGCTGCGGCGGACACCGGCGAGGGCATCACCGCCCAGGTGGCACCCCAGATCACCGGCGGCGCCGGCACCTTCACCATCCCCGGGGCGCCCCTGGAGCCCGGCACCGTGGACCTCACCTGGTACGTGGCTCGCCGCTGGCACAGCGATTGGCTGGACGGCGAGCGCGAGCGCCTCATCAAGCGCACCCTGCGCGACGACGGCAACGGCGGGTTCATCGGCGCCCCCGGCACCATCGACTACGCCAACGGCGACGTGAGCATCCCGGACCTGGAGGCCACCTACGAAATCGACCTGCGCTATCTCGCCATCGGCGGCGAGTACTCCCGCACCGAAACCCGGCGCGAGGAACTGCGCGGCGACGTGACCGTGGCCGCCCTGAACGACCTCAGCGGGTTCCAATCCACCACGGAGCAGCTGGAGGTGGAGGATGCCCAGGTCGTGCTGGCCAACGTGGGCGCGGGTGAGATGGTGTTCCCGGGGTCGGTGCTGCTGGAAGCCGGCGGCCAGGTCTACATCGACCGCGACGGCACCCTGTTCACCCAAATTGACCCCACCACCGGCGCCGGCGTGGCCGTGGGCAGCATCAACTACGCCAACGCCGAATGCGTGTTCGACGACCCTCCCGGCGGCACCGTCCAAGTGCGCGCCTGTCTGGTCGGCGACCGGCCCCAGGGCACAGAGCAAGTGCAGTTTCGCACCGAGATCGCACCGATCCGCGCTGGGTCCCTGCAGCTCAGCCTGAACAACCTCACCAACGGCCAGCTGGTCACCGCCGAGGCGGACGCCAACGGCAGCATCACCGGCGAGGACGGCAGCGGCAACACCGTCACCGGCACAGTGGACAGCCAGAGCGGCTTCGTCACCCTGGACGCCGAGTTCGGCGCCCTGCTGGGCGACATCCGCTACAACGCCGTGGGGCTGCGCACCCTGCCGCTGGATCCCGAGATCGTCGGTCTCGACCCGGTGCGCCTGCCCCAGGACGGCCAGGTGCCCATTTTCCGGCCCGGCAACGTCGTGGTGCTCAACCACACCGCAGAGACCGCGCTCAGCACCCCCGCCGCCGGCGAAACCGTGACCCTGGACCGCGACCACCAGGCCGACATCATCGTCTACGGCGCCGCCGGCGACACCGAGCTGGACCCGGAGCAATACACCGTGGACCTGGACGGCGGCGCGCTTACGTTCGCCGACCCGCTCACCCTGCAGGACGCCGAGGCCAACCTGATCAGCGGCCCCTGGCTGGTGCGCGACCGCATCGAGCACATGAGCCTGGTCACCGATGTCCAGCTCTCCGGCTTGGTGGAACTGCAGGCGCCCACGCCGCACGATTTCCCGGCCACCGAAACCGTGGTCTCCAGCGCCGTGCTCTACGGCAACCTGCAGGCCCGGGCCGTGAACCTGTTCACCCAGCGCACCTGGCAGAGCAACAACCCCAACTGGGGCAGCGAGCCGGACCAGTCCGGCCAAACCGACGCCGAGTACAACGACATCGCCTACCCGGTGCAGGCGGCCAACTACGGCACCGTCACCGAGAAATGGGCCCTGGTGTTCACCGGCACCAGCACATTCAACATCGTCGGCGAGAGCCTGGGGGTGATCGGGCAGGGCAGCACCAGTGGCGACACCGCGCCCATCAACCCCATGACCAACACGCCGTATTTCATCCTGGACGGCGATGGCTGGGGCAGTGGGTGGGCCACCGGCAACGCCGTGCGCTTCGACACCCAGGGGGCCCTGGCGCCGCTCTGGATCGCGCGCACCGTGAAGCCCGGGCAGGGCACGGTCGAGAACGACAGCTTTGAACTGCAACTGCGAGGGGATGCGGACTGATGGGTGTAGCACCGACTGTTTATCGATGGGATGACGCTGGGGTGCCTGGGCGCCCGGGTGGCAACACCGGGGCGGACCGGATCAACTATATCGCCGAGGTTCTCAGGGCCAGTCTAGTCAACGGCTATGGCGCGAAAACTGCAGCAGGTTGGAAGGAGCTGGCCTTTACCCCTGCGGTGGGGAGTACATCAGGTGAGCTGGTTCTAACCAATGCAGGGGCATCGGGGGTGGCGCAACTTGTATTGGACGCTTCGGTATTTAGTTTCCGTAACTCGCGGGTAGGTGTTGGCTGGGAGTCAGGAGCTCTGGTTGGGGATGTCGGCGATTATCTATTGTCGTTTAGGTATACAGACGATATTCAAGCAATGCGCTGGTGCGTGGTAGCCAATGATGCTTCTGCAGTGCTACTGGTCTGGCCGCCGCCGGATGGTTTGATTGGCAACGATCTAAGTGAGGACAATGCTCTCTGCCTTGCGATTGGCAGTGTAATGCCGTGGGGGTCCGGTATCGATCCACGGGCGGTGCCTAATTTTATTGTCTACGCTGCTTATTACGTCACGGCTAATGGGGCGGGTAGTTTCAATGATTCGAGCGGGTTGCTTTCATTGATAGAACCCGATGGCTCCATGAACAGTGGTCAGGTTAAGGCGGACTTTACAGTGCGCCCAGGAGTTTTCGCCAGCTCTAACGATGCCTCTTTTTTGGACGGGGCTTTTGAGTTGCCAGTGTATCCGGCGATTATTGATTATCAGGATGTCATTTTTAGTCGGGTGCCGGGTTGGTACGCGGTGATGGGGCTCGTAGCAGATGATGCGCTAGTGGAGCTGCGTGATGTGGATGGCCTTTGGACCGGAAGTGAAACAACAATGAACGGTCGGGCGGTCGTGCTTGTGGCGAATCGTTATAACTTCGGTTACATCAGCCTAGAGCCAGAGGATTGGCCATGATCACACTATCGGCTGATACGATCGCTTTTGGCTTTCGAGGTGAGATCGTTCAAGTGGCTGATGTCGATGTACGTGATGGTGGTGTGCCGGTTTCGGATCCGGTCAGGGGTGCGGTGCTGACCCCGGATGGATCGGTTAGTGTTCAGTTCCTTGGGCTGCCACTTTTTCGCATTCACATACCCGTGCCGAATTCCAATGTGGTTGCTTGGCTTGGAGATCGATCGGGGGTGAAACTCGTACCGAGCGACGCCCCCTTGGCGGCGGTGGCCATCAGTTTCGATGGCGGCGCTGCCGGGCCCGAAGGCGATCCGGCAGAAGTCAGTGGGATTATATCGGTGCGAACGCCGGCGGGCGCTGTTGAGCCGATCAGTCGGAATGTGGTGGCTGTCCAAAAAAAAGGATCGCAATGGAGAGTCGTTGGCGCTGCGGTGAGCGGCGCGGCAGACGGTAGCTACGCTATCTCGGGGCTGGTAGAGCCTGAGGCAGACGTGTTCCTCATGTCGCAGGACGATCTCGGTGCCGGGTTCGAGCCTTCGGTTGATGTCGACGTCGGCGATCTGATCCATCCCACCACCCCCAACGGCTACGTCTACAGCGTGGTCACCGCCGGCACGCTCCCGGCCACGGAGCCCCAGTGGTGGACCACCGGCCAGCAGCAGATCGGCACCGCCACGCTGGAAGCCCGGGCGTACCTGCGGCCCCTGGCCCACGGGCCGGTGCCGGTCACCTTCTTATAAGCCTAAGCCATGCCCTACATCCCCTCCACCGCCTTCGAGCTGGGCGGCGGCGCTTATGTGCCGTCCACGGCGTTCCTGTTCAGCTACGCGCCCCAGGTGCCGTACCAGCCGATTCCCGGGCTCCAGGTGCGTGCCCGGGTGGCGGTGGCGCAGGGCAGGGCGGTGCAGGCCCGGCGGTCGCCGGTATGGGGCTGGCTGCCGGCCCGGGATCCGGCGCCGGCCCGGTTCGCGGCCACGTCGGCACGGGCGGTCACCCGGCGCCGGGCGGTGGCCTGGGGCTGGACGGTGGCGGTGGACCACCAGGTGGAAATTGCCCAGGCCTGGGGCGTGGCCCTCGACCCGGCGGCGCGGCTGCCCTGGGGCCAGCCGGCCCCCACCGACCGGATCCCGGGCCCGTTCGCGCTGCGCCAGGCCAGCCGCTGGCTGGACGACACCCTGAGCTCGCCCTGGAACCGCCTGCAGCGCGTGGACCGGGTCACCGTCGACGAATGGCAGAGCACGGTGCGCCAGCGGGCGACCCGGGACGACGTGGCCTACCGCTACGGCACCACCGATTTTCGATTCCAGGCCGGCGAGGCCTACCGCCCGGGCACGGCGTTCCGCTTCTCCCGAGTGGTGCCGGCGCAACCGCCCGTCCCGAAGGACCGCACCAGCGTCCAGCCGTGGGCCTGGGGCACCACCCTGCGCACCGAGAACCTCATTCCCTGGGGCGAAGGCCGCCGGCTGCGGCCGGTGGACGTGGGCGTGGAATACCCGGATTACGACGGCCCCATCAAACTGCCGCCCCCTGAACCTGACATCCGAGAGAGCTACCAGATCGTGAACCTGATCAACGTGGTCGCGCTGCCCAGCGAGACGCCCATCGACCTCGCCAACATCCAGATCGGGCTGGACCTCGACGCGTTCGCCTGGTCCCTCACCGCCGACGTGCTCACCGCCGAGGCCATGGCCCTGCTCAAACCCGGCCCGGATCCGCGCGAGCTGCGCATTACCATCAACGGCCACGCCTGGGTGTTCATGGTTGAAAAGTGGCAGCGGCTCCGCGCGGTGGGGCACCGGTACCGCATCAACGCCAGCAGCCGCACCCGCTACCTGGACGCGCCCTGGGCACCGCGGCGCAGCCACATCGAGGAGAACCCCATCACCGCGAAGCAAGCCGCCGAGGCGGAGCTGCTCAACACCGGGTTCAGCATCCAGTGGCACCTCAAATTCACGGACTGGAGCATCCCCGGCGGGGTCTGGAGCTACACCGACAAAAGCCCCATCGAGGCCATCGGCCAGATCTGTGAGGCCGTGGGCGCGGTGATGGTGCCGGACCCCGCCCAGGACGTGCTGCACATCCAGCCCCGCTACTACGACGCGCCCTGGGAGTGGGGCGACACCGTGGTGGACGCCATCGTCCACGACGCCATGATCGAGGACCAGGACGGCGAGGCGGTGCCCGGCACCGCCATCAACGGAATCTGGGTCAGCGGCATCAACGCCGGTGTCCAGGTCGAGGTGGTCCGAGCCGGCACCGCCGGCGACGAACTCGGCCCCGACATCCTCCACGACCTGATCACCGCCCAGGAAGCCGGCGCCGCACGCGGCAAACAAGAGATCGCCGCCGCCGGCCCCCACACCCTGGAAAACCTGGAGGTCCAGATCACCGACGAACAGGCCAGCCCCGGCCTCGTTCTCCCCGGCTACATCATCGAAACCCAGGGCGTGGAAACCTGGCGCGGCTTGGTGCTCAGCAACGCCATCAGCGCCCCCGGCAACGGCGCCCCCCGCATCACCCAGCGCCTCGCCGTCGAGCGCCACACCGACATGGAGGTCCACTGATGGCCACCGTCAACCCATGGCGCCGCTTCCAGCAGCTCACCAACTACCAGTCCCGCGCCGTCGCTATCGTCCGCGACGTGGGCACCGGCACCAGCGTCGTCGAACTGCGCAACGGCACCCGCGCCCGCGTGCGCGGCGACACCGTCGCGGTGGGCAGCAAGGCCTACATCGTGAACGGGCAAATCCAGGGCGAGGCGCCGGATTTACCGGCGTATACGGTGCAGGTCTAGTTACCGAACAACCATGTCATGAAGCCGCCGAAACTGGCGGCGCCGACATGGGTCGCAATTAGAACCGGGAGCCGGCCTTTGTTGGCATCGTAAAGCACGTACAAACGTCCAAGCCTCCTCCCGCATTCCTTCGCGGGTCGGATGCCTTTCGCGGTAAGTGCGATTGAAGCTCCGGCGTTGTTTTTACTGACGATGCGAATGAAGCCGGCTTCTTCGAGTTCCTGGAGAGCGGGTAGAACGGTTTTACTGCTTACCGTGTTTTCGTTGTTGGGATTATCAAAGGCGGACCAGGTTTTAAAGGTCGGTCCAGGAAACGATTCAGTTGTGAACCAACCGTTAGCATCCTTAATTGATCTGCCATTTAGCCAGCGGATCTCATCGTACTTGTAATTGTGGCTATGCGTGGCGCGCGGCTCGCGCCGGTATAGCTGGTGCAGGATGTTCATTTGAAAGCAATTCACCAGTATCCCTCCGATGAAAAGTAGAGACGGGCGATCCGAGTGTGCGCCAACACTCTCGAATCCCCAACAAGCGAGCAGTCCCTCGCTTGCCAAGCACGGCCCGCCGCTGCGTGCACACAGCGCGGTTGAGGCTATCACCAACGGCAAGTAAGAGGAAACTCCTATGGCCAAGCCTCTTGTCCCCTGGATGGGTGGCAAAAGCAAACTGGCGGCATCCATCCTGCCGCTGTTCCCCGATCACCGCTGCTACGTCGAGCCCTTCGCCGGGGCCGGTGGCATCTTCTTCACCAAGGCGCCGTCGGCGGTGGAGGTGCTGAACGACCTCAACGGCGACATCGTCAATCTGTACCGCGTGGTCAAACACCACCTGGAGGAACTCTACCGGCAGTTCAAATGGGTGCTCGTAAGCCGGGAGCAATGGAACCTGCTTTCGGCCACGCCGGCGAAGACGCTCACCGACGTCCAGCGCGCGGCCCGTTTCCTCTACCTGCAGAAGCTCGCCTTCGGCGGCAAGGCGACCGGCCAGACCTTTGGCACCGCCACCACCACCCGCCCCAAGTTCAACCTGCTGACGCTGGAAACCGACCTGGTCGAAGCCCACGCGCGCCTGGCTCAGGTCACCATTGAGCAGGGCCCTTGGAGCGCCATGTTCCAGCGCTACGACCGCGCCGACACTCTGTTCTACTGCGACCCGCCGTACTGGGAAACCGAGGGCTACGGCGTCGAGTTCCCCCTGCAGGAATACGAAGCCCTGGCCCAGGCGGCCGGATCCTGCCGCGGGGCGGTGGTGATCAGCCTGAACGACCACCCGGTAATGCGGGAGGTGTTCGCCGATTTCACCATCCACAGCAGAGACTACGCCTACACCGTTGGCGGTGGCGCCCGGTCCAGCGATTGCCGGGAGTTGGTCATCACCAACCAGGCCGCCGAGCAGGGCCAGTCTGGGTTGTTCTGATGGAGTGAGAGGTCAATACGGTGTCCCTATCTTGGCGACTGGTGGCTGCCGGGGCAGAATGGAGCCTCCATCCACAGGACGAATGGAGGTTCTGATGAACACGGAAGTGCAAGACACCTTGGCCCTCGCCATCACCCAGCTGGAGCGCCACCAGGCGCTGTTTCAGGCGATCTCGCAGCAAGCGGCCGCGTCCCACCCCAACCTCGACACCATTCAGCACCTGGCGCGCCTGGGGAACGCCAACGCCGAACAGTGGCGGGAGACGTTCCTCTCCGACCGTGAGATCACCGAGGTGCCGGAAACCGTGGAATAGAGCCGCCGCATGTCGCTGACTCCTGGTCGCTGGTGTGTACCGGCGGCGCGTATGTAGGCTGGTGGCCATGGGTGGTGTCAGCCTGGGATTACATCAAGCCCGGCTTCCCTGGCTGCAGCGGCGAGTAGGGTGGTGCGGGGCACGGTAATCGGCGCGCCAGTACTCCAGCTCACACCGCGTTCCTGTTGCTGGTAGGTTTTCAGGGTCATGCCGAGTTCGGCGGCGGCTTGGCGCTGGGTCCAGCCCATGCGTTGCCGCCATTGTTTCAGTGCGTCCATTATTTCACCGGTTTGATCGTTGACGGCATCGCGTCGATGTCCTCCACCGCCACCGGGATCGGTGGCATCCAGCGCAATTCCCGGCGGCGCTCCGTGGGCGGGATGGCGGTTCCATCGGGCCGTTTGCGTTTGCCGCTGAGCACGGTATGCCAGTGAGCGCGGCGGACATGCGGGCGGACTCGCCGGCCAGTCTCCGGGCTGGCCTGCCCGGTCTCCTCGCGCTGATACGCCCGTCGTAGAGCGCTGCCCAGGCGAACGCCAGCGTCCCATTCCCGGGGCCCGTCCGCCGGAAACAATTTCCAACCCTGGCGGCGGGTGCGTTTCGGTACCGGGTTGCCCGGCGTATCCGGTCGGCCACGGCGCGTGATGTCCGGATCATCACTGCATAGGTACAGCAGCAGGTTGAGGATCGGCAGTACCGCCGTTTCCAACTGATCGGCGCCGCCGCGCTTTACCGGCAATCCCTCCGCCGTCGCCCAAACGGCAGCGGTATCCAGCATCCGGTCTACGGCCTCGGCCAGCGGCCAGGCGCCGAGGTGCAGCGGCACCGGATGCAGCCCGGCTTCGCCGTCCAGCAACAGACGCAGCTCCTCCCGCCCGTGGTTCACGTCCCACTCCAGATGGGCGAACGCGCCGTGGAGCGGCTTACCCAGCCATTCCAGGCCCGGCGTCTCCACGTACACGCACCACTCCGGAAGCCTGTGGAGTGCCTCACACGGCAGATCGCCGGTCAGCGGCGTATCGGTCAGAGCCGGGTAGAGCGCTGGGTCAAACCGATATATGCCCTGGGTCATGCGCCAGGTGCACAGGGCTCCAAGGCGCCCTACGTCGCCAGCCAGGTGCGGCGGCAGGCGCTTCATACCCGCATCGGCGCTCACGATTGCGTAGGCGGCAGCCAGCGGCAGATAGCACCACTCCGGCCAGTCCCCCAGCTCCGCGCGCTCGGCGCGGAACTGGTCAGCCTGCTTCCAGGCGTTGGGGTAGAGCTGGCCTGCTGCAATTAAATGCTCGCGGGCCCGGTGGGTGTGGCGCTCAAATTTTGGCATGACCGGTACCGTTATTATCCTGGATTTGAGCATCCGCGAACTCGGGGTGTCGTTCCCTGAGCTCTGCGACCACTGCATTGATTTGATCGTAATTGGGCCGCATACGGAACGCTCCGGTGCCGTGCATCAGGTTTTTCGCGCTGGGGTCCCAGTATTCCTCCACCTCAACCGCGCCCCCGTCGACCCATTCGTTCTGCCCATCGAGACAATAGATGCCGTTCATCATCACAGCGCTGGTGCCCGGCGCTGGCTCGTTCGGTGCGGAGAACGGGCGAGTTATCAGAATACGGCGGCCATTGATTCGGCGCGCCTCCATGTCCTGTTCCCACTGCTCTCGGGCCTGGTCCTCCCAGGCGCGATATTCGCTGATTTGCTGGTCGGTGACTGTATCGATGTCGAGACCGGCCGCCTGCAGTTGGCCGGTGGCCACCTGCGGCATTGGTGAGAGATCGTGTTGGCCGAATACCGGTTCGGAAAAAATAACGGAAAAGCCGCTACGGCTGATGCGAGTCACCCCCGAGCTGATTGCTGCGTACATGGCTGCCCGGTGGCGCAGGGTTTGAGTTGACTGTTCCATGGTGCTCTCCTTTCGAGATTCTGCCGGCTACTGACCGCCGGCGGGTTTCGATGTGGGTTAACGATGCCGCTTAAACGGCCTGCCGCATAGCGGCGCGGATCAATTCGACGATACGTTCGGGGCGGAATGTGCGCAGTTCATCGAACCGATAATCCATCCCTACACATTCCCTGAGCAGGGTTTCCACCTCGATCAGCAGCGGCTTGTTCAACCCTGGCGTAAAGCCGGGCTGGGCTTGAACCACTTGGCCTTCGCAGTCCGTGATGACATTGTCGCGGATCCCGTCGATGCGCTGCATCCACGCCTTGAGTTCGTTACTGATATTCATGAGGGCCTCCTTTTGAGGTGTGCCGGCTACTCACCGCCGGTGGGTGCTGATCAGGCGCTCCCTGACCATGTGTGTATGGTCTCATAGCTTCGTTACGAAGTCAAGCGGCAGGCTTAAACTGTCCCAAATCCGAACTGGGCGAGCGCAAGAATCAATGGGTTAGGCGCGGATTTCTTGGATGCCGTGGGACACATTTTGTTATGTAAGGCTTTGATTTGTATGGATAAAGGAAAGTCTTCAGATATTGGCTTTTAACCAATTGGTCGAAGGTTCGAATCCTTCACGACCCACCACTCTTCCTAAAAAGGCTGCCCATCGGGCGGTCTTTTTTTATGCCTGAAGAACGGCCAAAAAAGTTCATCGCGCTTTAGCGGGAAGTCTCGCTCCAGCCGGGGCGCGACTCAGGGCGCGACGCCCTTCCGGGAACGCCGCAAGTACGTCCCTGTAGGCTCCCTTTCGAACGTCCTGTTCTCAAGGGTCCCGGAAGGGCGTC